TATCTAATATATAAGAGGATTTTTGCTTAATACCTTTCATCGATTCTAATACTCTTATTTTTAATCTACAGTCGCTTGCATTTAAAATATATTTTGTTATTGCAGAATCAATAATTATTTTTTTCGACTTTGTATTGTCGTTTTTTGTTTTATAATACACAGAAGCAAGCTCATCTGTATTAATTATCCAGTTATTTATTTCGGCATCTAATTTCTTAAATACTTCTTTATATTCTGGAAAGTTTTTTGAAAGCAATCTTTCGAAAGAAGAAGTCTCTGTTTTAAAAAGAGCTACTTCTCTGAATGCTTCATTAAGATTTGTATTCTCTGTCATAATGGTCTTGAAAAATAGTATTTTCCATACATAATAACTGATTCAAATTTAATTTTTTTATCAAGTGCAATTAATGAGGTTAAAGCATAACGAGTATACTCTTTTTCCTTAGAATAGTCTACTGTAACTCCAGTTGATTTAAATTTAATCTTTGATATTATGGTTGTTATTTTTTTTACATCTTTTAATTCATTTGGAACAGTCAATTCGACGTCCTCAACTTCATCTTCTATTTCTTCGAAAGGATTAAATATAAAAGAACGTACTTGTGATAAAAGTGGATTACCACCAATATACAAAGACTCCATATCCCTTATTATTACATCATTCCCTATTTCTGCCGATTTCTGAACTATACCCAATAAAATGTTTTTGTCAAATTTTTCAATCGTTTGATTGACCGGTATCTGAACATTAACACCCATCGCTGCAACTGATTTAACCATGTTTGTAAGCATGCCAAATCTAGTTTTAAATGCAATTGTTTCACTGTGATTGAAATGAACATCATCTAACTCTATTGCAATATTATCTCTATTTGCTGAGTAATACTTAGAATTATATGTAACTTTATGAACAGTATTTAACGTATATCTTGTTAGATTCGTATAAATATTAGTTTCATCAACTATTCTTCCAACAGCCACTATGGCACAATCATACACTCTTTCCGATAGCTTTCGAAAATCTTCTTGGAATTCTTCATTCCCAAATGGTATTCCGTTTAAATTACAAACTTTTTTATTTATAATAAGACAGGGCATACCAAATCTAACCGAAGCCACATTAATTGGTGTCTTTGGGTTGTATTGCTCAATTGAGCTAAGACCAGTTAGCACTGGCAAATTCATTAATTCGAACTTCATAATTTAATTATTTATTGTTCCCATGATAGAATTGCACTATCTCATTCAGCGTTTTAGCCGACCGTCCTCTGTGACACTAATGGGATCCAAAATGATATATACACGTACATTAAAACCAAGCTTGCTTTCAATATGTTTGTGAGACTTATTGAATATAACCTATTTTTATCTCTTGCTATAAAATCAATATAGAGACACTCTATACATCCTTTTGAGAATGGTCGCTTTGCGCTAATAAGTTTTTTATAATTTCACTGGATATAGGACTTCCAATGTTTCTTACTAAATCACTAATATCTTTTGTTTTGTGTTTTTTGTTTATAAATATAAAATCAAATCCATATTTAGCAACAGCTTTTCTTGTAAATGACATTCCTGTTTTATCTCTATCATAGAACATCGTTATACGTTTAAATCTGCTTTTTAGATTTGTCACTACTATTTCTGGTATATCTGCAGTCTCACTCGAAGGCGCTATTGCATTGTATCCTAATTCATATAAAGTCATGACATCTTTTAGGGATTTTGTTATTACTAACAACTCCCCCGATTCAGGCAATTGTTCAAACCCTTGAATGTCCAATAAACTTAAATTACCACGCCACTTATCTATTTTTGGGGAAAGTGGTCTATATATTTTAAATTTATCGAATACTTTATATGCATAAATTGGTAACTCTTTTGTATATTTAGCTTTTTCAATGCTATTTACAAAGAATTTAGATGTTGCATAAACATTAAATTTCTTTAGTGTTTCAAATCCAATTCCAAATTGCCACCAAAAATTCATATCTATATAAGAAAATGGTTTTCTTGATATAGTTATTTTAGTTTCAACGTGTTTATATTTACGTCTTGATTGCAGTTTATCAGAAATAGACCAGACATTCATGTCTTTTACTATCTCCTCTAATGCCTGCCTATAGGTTGTTAGACCCTTTATCTCTTTAACAAGTTTAACGACACCGCCACATTGTCCTGTAGCCATATCCTTGTAAAGCAAAGAGCCTGATTTTTTATCTACGAATATTCCAAATGAAGGATTTTTATCATCTCTCAATGGACTATTATAGACCTTCCCTATTTTAAAGTCTCCGACATAATGTCTATAAATATCCTCTTCGGATATCCTTTCTAATATGTCTTCGTATGTTATTGTAAAGTAATCGCTTCTATTGAGCACTGCTTTTGTATTGTACATGCCCATAGTTCAATATTTAGAATGGTGCAGCTGTCTGAGTTGCAGCAGGAGCAAATTGCCCAGTAGCAAATGCTGTAGCAGCAGGCGCAGTCGGTAATTCTTTATCTCCTTGTTCTGGTCTTTCAAACGTGTCTATCCCTAATTTTTTAATTTTAGTTTTAGCCAATTCAACTGTCATTGGTTCAATAAATGTATATTTTGCATATTGTGGAAGTGAAGTAAATCCACTTCTTCCATACACTGCTTTCAGTCTAACTAAAATAGTTTTGTCTGCAGCACTTAATATAGATACAACCCAATCTGTAAATCCACTGAACGAATCAGCTTCAAATGATAATGCGCTCTTATCGAAGAAACAAGACATAATCTGCAATATTCTTGCAACCTGTTTGTTTATCTTCTCATTAAACTCGGCATCTGTTTGGTCTGCGTATTTGGTTGGCTCCCACTCTGTATGAGTAAGTTTATAGCCATCTTTATTGAACTCAAACTCTATAAAGGAATTGTTATTATTCTGTGAAGTTCCTTTCCTCACATTCACAAGCGCTACATTCTCATGTATACCTGCGTCCATAAATGCAACATCATTTTTTACAATTTCTGCTGCTTTATTTGTTGAAAATATCATAGTAATTAATTATTGTCTGGTAAAAATATTCTATCCCAATGTGCAGTAATTACATTATCTTCTGAAGACTCTGCAATTACAATCTCTTGTCCTCTTAAATGTGGCTGTCTAGCCTCCACTATAAAATCACCTCCACCATTAAAATTCATAATGGTTTGGTTCTTTTTTCTATATACAAAACCTATTGCATCTGCATCTGCAGCTACCAACCTAGCAAGTTTCCCTGCTAAATCTATAGACATTTCACTCAGTTCTTTACCTTCTACATTTATCAACTTGTCTTTTGTGTGACAAATCAAAATTAATGTAGGCGCTAGTGTTCTAAACATGTCTATAACCTTAAAGAAAGCTTCTTGTAGATACATGTATCCAGCTCCATTAGGAAGCTTTAATATGTGACCAGTATAGGCCTTCCCCATTGGTGTCATTTGATAAAGCTGCAAAGCTAAAGTCTGAACAATCTCTTCAAGTTTTGTGCCATTATCAATTGTTATTGACTTGTATACATAACCATTTATTTTCTTGTTCTCTTCTGCTACTGCTGTTGCAATTTCTGATAATTCTGATATATTGGAAGCCTTTAAGATAAGTCCAGACAAGAAGTCTGTACCATTTTCAAGGTCAACTATAAGGTTATTATCTAGCAACGATGCTATTGTTGTTTTTCCGGACTTCATTGTTGTTCTAGTAGCCTCGCAACTTCTACTACGCGGACTTACTCCGCTGCTGCATATCACTATGCAGATCAGACCATATCTTCATCTCTGTGAGTTTATTCTCCTCGCTTAGATGTCTCCCTTTTCCACTGTCATTTGCTTGCAGTGTACTCCCTTTCAGGATGGTCGTTGAACTTTCTATAATATAATTATTGTAGATTTCATATACTTTTGTAATGAAATCTTTTAGTGAATTATGCATCTTTAATCGATTGCAATATCCACAACATGGAACACAATTAGTATATTCATAGCCAATATTATTGTCTATTCTATCTAATCCTATTTTTTCTTTTGTTCCGCAATAGTAACAAGGCCGCTCTATCAAACTATATGTTTCATCATCTGTTAATTTCCATTCGTATCCTCTACTTTTGGCTTGACACATTAAATGAGTTCTTCTAAATCGCAAGTGTTTTGGCTTTAGGTGACTGTACATTTTTTTAAAATTTTCAGATCTCCACCTTCCCATGCAATTCATGCATCCTACTGAGTTTGTTTTAAACGTATCTGGCCTCATCTTTAATTCAGATCCACATGTTTCGCATTTACAATTAAAGTATATGTGAGATGGAGACGTATTATGGGAGTATTCCAGTACTTGTATTTTCCCAAATTTTTTATTTGAGTATTTATCTATTGTTTTTTGTGTTATCATAATTATATATTAGCTTAGCTGCTGATTGTCTTATACTTATATAACGTATAAACACTATAAAATGTTTACCGATCTTCATAAGACTTCCCAGCATTTAAAGAGAATTCTATATAATTTCACAATTATATAGCCCAATTTAACTTAGGTTTTCCGAAATAAACTAAAAATCTAGGATTTGATATTTTAGGACTACTTTTTACTGTAGGTAAATTTATCATATTTACATATGTAAAAATAGAATATACGCTATGATATTATTTGATTTGTTTGATAATATTTGAATTCTATATATTACTGGTAGATTACCAGTTTCTGATTGTTACCAATACTGTACGTACAGTTTCTACTTGCGCAGGAGTGTAGTAAGCAACGGAATGATTGATATTGCCTGTACGAGGAATGATATTCATACCAATTTTGATATAGTTATCATAAACCTCAACTCGTTGTCCAGACACATAAAACGACTCACCAGCACCGCGAAGGTAGGCTGTCGAATAAGAAGGACGTGGTTTACGAGCCTGTGCAAAAGCGTCAAGTTTGCTCAGTACTAATGCATAATCTTTTTGCAAATCATATACAGGGGCATAAGCTTTCTTACGTGCATAGTCGCCATTTTCTACCCAGTTGATATCATGATTTTTGGCAGTACCAAAAGTGATAAGCTGATCTGGGCCAGCAAAATTAATACCACGAAGAGTATTACCATTTTTAGTGGTAAAAGGCGAATCCAAACCAGCTACAGTGAGCCATGGGTATTTATTGATATTATCAACTAAACCTTGTTTGTAATAACCGCGAGGATCAATAGTTGCGCTTGGCAATTTCACGAAAAAATTTTTGTTATCCATAAATTTCGAAATTTGTTTTTTTTATTCTTTAAATTCAATTTGTTGTTGGTCTGTATCTTCTGCTTCTTCAGGTTCTTTAATATTATTATATTTAAGATCATTTATAAACTTCAGTATTTTAACCTCTCCATCACGATTTTTTACAATGTGGAGATATATGCAATCTTTTACTGGAAGATTGTTTGGTCCATAGGTTGTTAATCCAAGTATTTCGGGCCTATGTATTACTATAACATAGTCGCTCGCTTGGAATACAGCATCAGAAGAAGATAAATCACTTCTCTGAGGATAATGCATATACGGGTTATTCTGGCGTTCAGATCCTTCAATATTTCTATTCATTTGGGATATCTGAATAATAGAGGTTTTACCAACCTTTTTTGCCTCTATTAGCATTTTTTCTAAATCCACAATAATTTCTCTTTCACCACCTGTACCACTACCTTTAATTAATAAGGTATGGTCTATTATAACAACTAACCATTTGTCTTTGGCTAATGTATTCTGAAAGAATTTTATTGTATTGTCCATTTCTCTAACATTTCCAGGCGTATCTATATAATATATAGGATAATCCTTTATTGTTTTAGCCGCCTTCTCAACTATTTCAAATTCTTCGTCAGTAACAGCTGACTGCTCATTACTACTATATAAATCTGAAGTTGTTTTTCTAAGCTTGTATGATAGTTTTCTACCAACCTGCCTAGAAGAATGCATTTCGTATGAAAATGAGAGGATAACGATATCCTGCTCTGGATTTAGGTCTACTAAATCAGTTTCTAAGGTATTTACAAAAGACGATTTACCTGAGCCACTTATGCCTGCAATAGACATAATGATTCCTGGCTCTATTCCGCCCATTGTTAACTTATTAAACTTAGGCCACCTCGTTAGAAGTGACTTAGATTGCTTAAGTCTTCTTTCTTTAATATATTTAACAATTTCACTAGTAGCAGAGGATATGTGTTTATATGGTAAAACTCTATTCGACGTCTGTTCCATATATCTTCTCTACTGTTTTTTGAACCTTCTTATCTTTTAAGAATTCATCATATAGAATCCATTCTTCAGAAGTTAGCCATTTGTACATTCTCTTCATATACCCCATTTTATTAGTTAGTCTCTTATTTGATAACTCAAACTTAAGACATTCTATAATGTGTTCATGTTTTTCTCTTGATTTCCCTACGACTTTATTATAAAGTTTACGACAATTTGAAGGGGCACCCTTCAAATAATCCTTAGTTCCATCAGTACGCATAACACTTACTGGGTATAATGCAGAAAACTCATCAAATGGGTCTTTCTGTTTAATTTTATCTAAAAATGATTCTTGGATGATGAGA